TGCAGTAAAAATCTCTTGCTGCCAGTTTTCACCGCCCGCACCCGCCAATATTTTGACGAAACGTGCGGTATCCGTTTTCAAATATAGACTGCCGACAGGAGCATCAAAAACAGGAGAGTCAGCGCCGGAAAATACCCCCGCGCCGCCTTCCATTACTACCCCGTCTTGAACTACTAATGATCTCGTAGAATCAGTCACGTTAACCTCAAATTACAATACAGTTTTGACGACTTCAATTCGGCGAATGATTGCCGTTACAGCCGAGCCAGATGTAGACAAGCGAAGGCGCATATCACCGCCGCTTATGTCAACAACACGCGACAGGTTGAACGTGGAACCAACGTTTAGAATACTTGAAACTGTGTCGTCGACAAGTGTTCCGTTAGTCATCCCGTAAACTTCGAAGGCTTGCGCGTTGGCAGGCGTTCCAGTGACAAAAGCATACACTAGCCATTTTACGGCGAGCACACTCGCGGTTGGTACACTGTCAGCCGTGATTGCAGTAGTGAACGACGCGGTTTGTACGCCACGCAATTGCATCAGTAGTACACCGATACGTTGAAACAACGCTTTGACAGTGCTAGTCGCCGAAAACAAAAGATCGACAGGAGAGGTCCAACTTCCGAGGTCTGTGCTGCCTTGAGCAACGCCAGACAACGTGTCTTGGTTGTCGTTTACGCCGTCAAGTTTAGCAATTGCCGCTTCAACAGTGTCATTTGCCGCTACGTTACCAGATGCCGCAACGTAACCAGAGCTAAGATTGATGCCAGTCGCAATTGACCAATCGATATCGGCAATCTTTACGACAATAGAGCCGTTGTAATTTACAACAGCTCTGTTTTCGCCACCAGCAACGTCTGGCAGATAGTTAATACAAACAAATGTATCTTCCGCAACTAATGCAAACTGAGCCGCCGCGAGCGTAATCGAAGGCGATGAAACAGCCGTAACTTCAAGCAAAACAGGAGTGCCGTCGGCATCGGCGATAATAAAATCACCCGCGACAAAATCAGCGGCGGTTAACAGAGGCGCTTGGTCATCTGCAAACGGCGTTGTCGACAAGTTGCGAGAGCCGACAGATACCGTATCGTTTGTGACGGCGGTTAATTTCTCACGGCGCCACTTGCCCATACCGGACAGAAATATTGTCCAGTCACCCGCGGCTCCAACGTTTGCGGTCTTTTGAAACAACTGGCTAGTGCCAGAACGAAGATATAAACTTCCAATCGGCGAAGCTCCCTGTGTTCCCGAAACCCCGTCAGGGCTTGCCGTGCCGGAAATAATGTTAGATAAGTTTGCGCCATTTTCCTCGAAAATAGACACGCCAATTTCTACGCCGAATAAATCTCTAGCCATGTAAACCTCCCTAAACTATTGTTTTAGAAAATCTGGCAAGCACTGAAAAACTCTCGTTATTGATAACACTCAATTTAAAATCTGCGCCGGATAATGTCGATTGTACACTGATAGCAAATGAATATCCACTTCTGCCATACATTTGATCATTCACCGTTACGCCATTATTTCTAATCATCAAACGATTCGTTCTTAGATTTGTTCCGTTAGAAAAACTCATTAAATAATCTATTACTGAGAATGATGATTTTAATACACTATCGATTTCTACAGTAGTATTCGCAGGGACTAATACATTATATATCGGCGCAAGCAATACCGTCCCATTTTTTGCACCAATAACAGTCATTATGCAATTTCTTCCACAACAATCGTGCAAGTGCCCGATGTTGATTTTCCGTAAATTAAAATGGTGTCTGATATGTCATAAAAACGCTCGTTTTGATCCATAACATACACGCCGACAAGTCCCACAGTCGCTGGATTATAGTTTAATTTTATTAACTGACCACTGAAATTCTGGATTGAAACAGCGTTTCGACTTGCACGCGGAGTAGCAGGTAGCGCTGTCCATGTTGTATCATTTAAGACAACCTCGGTAACTAGTCCGCCAAGTGTTAGACCCTGCGTTTTCACGCCGCCGTGGATATTTACGTCTTGAATCCCTGCGTCACCACGCGCAAAAAAGTGCTTGCCTTGCGTCTCGTCAAATATAACGGTTTGTGATCCAATATCGGTTAACAAATTTGAATTGTCAGCATCTTTAAATAAAGATGAATCAATATCCGAGGCGACGCTAGATATAACCGTTGTATAGACACCAAAGGTCGCCGTCCCGCCCGTCACTGTTACGACAACTCGCGGTTTGTTATGTATTTTTGGTACAATTATTTTATCAGAAGTTCCAGCGGCAGGTGTCGTATGGCTTTTTAAAATAGAATCTTCGCCGAATTGCTCCCCTATAGTTGTCTCTCTATATGAAACCGATATCGTTGCGCCAATAGAAATGTCATGTACAAATAAAGTCGAAAGCAAAGCATTCCCTTGTGGGAATAACCTGCGTTCAAAAGTCCCGCTTGAATAAGTAGCAAGCGGAACCGACGCCACGGTTTCAAATAATTCTAATCTTATATTTGGCTCTGTCATTAAAACCTCAAAAAAAGAGAGGCAAGCAGGGTTCGCACCCAACCTGCCCCTCTAATTCAACTAAAAATTAAACCGCGATGTTGTAGCCGTACGAAACAGAAACTTCGGTAGCCGACTGAGTATGGCCTTTGAAGTCTTTGCGTTGGTAAGACGCCATTAACATACGATCTTGGTCAACCATGTCGGGTTGGATCTTAACTTTGATTGGGCGACGTGTTCCGACGTACCAACGATTCTTGTTAAGCAAAATCAAACCAGCGCGGTTGAAAGTAACGCCGTCGTAAACGCCAGTAGCGTTCAGGTCTTCTCTCATGTATTGGCTGGTAAGGATTGGAATCCCTTGGTAAGCCGACAACACGCCCTTCAAAATTGTCGCCATTGGTCCGAACTTGTCGACAGTTGCAACTTGGTCAAGAGACTGAAGTTGAGCCGCAGCCGATGGACCAGCTAACAAAATGAGGTCGAGCGGGTTGACGCCAAACTTGCCCATGCGTGCTCGCAGGGTTCGCAACAATGCAGCAGAAACCACGCCATTCCCAAAATCGGTAGTTCCGCCGTTTGCGCTGTTCGCGAGCGCTTGACGACGAATGCCCTTCCAGAATTTCTCGGCAACGTCAGCGCCAAGAGCTTGCGTATCTGAGTCTATATGCGTGCCGTCGTCGTCGCCGTTGATGATAGCCGCTTCGATCGCTCTGATCTGAGCGCGGACGACTTCGTCGCGTGCCACAGATAGGATGTCTGGCGCCGAGTCTTCCGAAAGCTCTTCGGGCAAAATGTAGTATTCTACTGATTTTACAGCGGAAAACTGAATTTTGTTAGTTCCAAAGTTTGTTGCAGTTGCTTGTGTGTTTTCTGCAATCTTGCGAGCCTTGGTAACCGACGATTGGATCGGCATGTCGTAAGGGTTCGACAACATGCTGACTTGTTTCATTCTGGACTCAAGCATAAATTCAAGTTCGAACTCAGGGACGAATGTCGACGCGGAAAGTGTAGGAACCCACTCGTCGCCGCCGCCAGATACGGTTGAGCCGAATGCCTTGAGGCGTCCGACTAGTTCTTCTTTTGCGAAACGTGAGTCGAGCATGTGCTTTACGCGGCCAATGCGGTCATTTTCGGCGCTAGAACCGATAACATCTTTTTCGCCGCCGTAGTAGATTTGACCAACCATACGAGCAACGTCAACGGTTTGTTTCAATTGAAGCACAAGTCCTTTTAGCTCAGGAGCAACGTGCTGAAATTTTACATCGGCAACGTTGACATTCATAAGACTTTTAACATGTGAACATCCGAAAGCTGCCAAGGCGCGAGCCTCATCGCTGCCCATTCTGTTGCCAACGGAGGATCCGCTATGGATGATTGTGTTAGCAAGATTTTTCTCACGTAATTCAACTTCTTGAACTCGTGCTTCTAATTCAGCCGCCTTAGTTTTTAGATCTTCGCTCATAATTCCCTCCTTGGAATATTATTTAAATAGAAACACTTGTTTTTATTATACGCCCATTAGCTTTAAACGCAAATCTAATGCGTTCAATCGTTCTGAAACAATGCCAGCCGTTTTATTTTCTGGCATTGTCACAGGAGGTTGAGCAGCGTCCGTTTCCGGTTGACCCTCTTGACTATCTAAAGCCGTATCCTGATTTACACTTATTATTACTGATTCTAGTTTTTTTGACAAGCTTCTAAATTCTTCGATCAAAGTTCCTAACAAAATATTAGTTTGCCGACTTTGCATTAGATACGGGTTTTCGTCTTGTCCGATTTCAGAGCTTGTATCCATCGCGATCCCTTTTTTCTCGGGAGCTGCTTCCGGCGGCGCTTCCGCGATAGGATCAAGTGGTAATGAAACCAATTCACCCATCATTGCCGAGCAACCGTCGCCCATATCAACAGCCTTTAGGGATTTGAATTGGTCGGCTGGTTTGACTTCACAAGTAAAGTTCTCGCCGTCTGCCTTCATATTTTCCGAAGGGTATCCGGCCTCCGCACACATTTTTTTGGCTTCGTCTAAATTACCACCGCACGCCTTGCCTGAAACCGTAAAGGATTGAACGGAGCCCTTCTCCTCAGGTTCCGCTGAATCGAGTGCTTGAAGATCTTCTAACTTTAGTTCAAGCGTTGCCGCGAATGCCGCAAGTATCTTTTCAGGCACAGGTGTCAGGTCGCCCGCAAGCGCCGCCTTAACATCCTCTAAACTAGCGCCGGATGTTTCAGCTACGAGTTCACAAATGGCCGCAGCGTCGCCCTTCTTAGCGTCGATGGCCTCTAGTAATCCAGCGGCAACTTCCGCGCCTTTTGTTGCCATGACTAACTTGCGAGCGTCTTTATATGATTTCATTTTCTTTAAGTCCTTCGTCGTTAGGGTAAAAATAGAGTCTTGATTCATCGGTAACGAAACGACAGATACTTCATACAACTCGGCTTTCGTGATTTCGTTTATACCAGCCGAGTCCTTGCCCTCTTCCTTTGCGTCGAAGCCGACAGAAAAAGCGTTTAAGATCCCTTCTTTAATCATGTCTCGCACATAGGATACCATAGGATCTTTTGACTTTGAAATTTTCGCTTTGATGTATAAACCGTCGTCGGTCGCCTCGACACCAAGAGCGCGACCAATAGGTTTTTCCTTGTCGTGGTTGAAAAGGATGACGGGGTTCTTCTCGTAGTTAACGAGGTTCCAAGCCTTCTTGCCGATATAATCTTTGCCGCGATCGACGACGGCTTTATTTGCCCAGCCTTCAATGATGGTATCGGTGCCGTCTAAGCTTACGTCTTTAATAATGAAATTAATATTTTTCATGCAGGGTTTTCCTCCGTGTTAAGATTCTCAAAGCCAAGTGCCGCAGCGTTTTCAGGCGGCATGTAGATCAGACTGCATCTGCAATTTATTACGTCACCAGCTTGCCCGTTAGTATCGCGAGGGTACATTAGCTTTGTCCCACTTCGAGGATCTGTGAACGGTTTATCGAAGTCGACGATCACTCCTTGTAGACTAACATGATCCGCTCCGTCGCTTGCCTTCAAGCCGCGCACCCTGTCGTCACCGGCGTTGACCCAAGACTTCTTTAGTCCAGGAATAATAGAACCGGCGTCGTTCATAGCCGCAGCCTGCCCTATAGACGCGGCGGTCAAGGTTTCGGTACGGACTATTCTTTCAAGGCGCCCACCGATCTCGTCGGGGTTCGTGAACATTTCTTTAAGCCCGCGAACCATTTCGTCTACGGTTTGCTGCTTCTCAATACCCTCAGTAATTGACGCCATTACTTGTTCTGTCGTCGTCTTGCTCATATACTGAAACGACTGCAAGCCGCGGTCGTCAAGTATTTGACGCCGACCGTCAGCGCGTTTCGCTTTGAGCGCCGAGATTTGATCCTCGTTAGGCAGGTTGAATGGAAGTATAAGCGACGAGTCATAGCCCATGTCCATCTGCGTCGCCAAGGCGTTAGCGTAATCCTCAACATATTGTGATTCGAAAGAGCCTAGAGCCTTACGCAGCCGGCGTTTAAATTCTGCCTTCGATAGCTCGTCAGCCTTGGTTACTAATGATTTCTTTTTAATCATAGACTGCACTATTTCAATAGCCGAGACGGCCTGATCTGCAAATAAATTAGTCACAACCTCGGCAAGCTTTTCGGCGTGCTTGTCGGTCGACTCTTGCATGATCGCCTCGCGCTTAGACCACCAACCGTCGTTAGACTTTAGAACCACGTCGAGGCGGCCTATGTTGCGCTTGCGGATATCGTCGACGCTGTCTACGGATTTAGTTTCAGGCGCTACGGTAGAAAGTTGAGGTGCCGGAGCCTGTTGCTGAAACTGAAACCCTTGCGACGGAGGAACCTGCAACTTCTCGCCGCCTAGTATCGGATCGATCTCGTATAACTCGGCACGGATTTCATTAACCGAGTGAGTCGATAGCATCTTGGTAGCAAGGTCGGCACGGCTAGTTTTATCCGCTTGTAACACTTCCACGTCCGACAGATCGAACTCCAAAAAGTAGTCATCAGCAAGTAATGGTTTGAGTGCCTTGGTTAAAGATTGTGCGATCATTTTCATGGAACCCTTGATCGGCCCGTTCCAGAAATTCCTTAGTGCTGTCTTGTATTCCTCAGAACCAAGAGAGCCTGAGTCAGCAAGCGATAGCTCGTGCTTCGGTATCTGCAATAGGTTGATGATCGTCTCGCGATTCAGCTCAAGGTATTCTTTTAATTGTTGATCCGCTAATTTGTGCGAGGCATCTTTAGCCGTCACGCCTTTAGGTAGTATCATATTGCGACGCTGATTAGAGCGGCCAGTATGCGAAGCCTCGAAGGAACGTAGTAGACGCAGAACATTGTTCTCATTTGCGCCGGCGTCCATCTCCAAGATCATTGAGGGCTGTGCGCCCTTGACGTAATAATTATTTAAGTACTCGGTCGAGTGCTTATTAAACAGAACCGACTTGCGGCCAGCGATAAAGGGAGATAATCCCCATATCATGCTCGAAGGATTCGGTCGTCGAACGTGGCATATCTGCGAGGGAGGTATGCTAACTGAAGATTTCAGCATAGGGAAATCTTCGGCGTTCCCCATAACAACTCTGTAGCATTTTATCCCACCGGTGACGCCTGTTTCTGAGTCGATCTGAATATTCTCGATCGGTATGTGAATAATTTGTCGAGAGGTAAATGCGACCCAGTTAACCGCATTACCTGTGCACATAAGATCCATCACGAGGGAATACATCCACTGGTAGTAGGTCTGATACTCGTTAGGCTGTTCAAGCATAGCTTGCACGGCGGTGTCTTCAACTACTTCCGTAACCTTTTGCCCGCGTGCGTTTAAAGTCTTTTTCATAACCATAATAGGCTGTGCGGCGATCTTCGAGGCGATGCGGTCGCAACAAATGAATGGCCAGTCCTCGCCAAACATCAAGCCCTTCAATGTATTGATAGACATTTGTGTGTTTAGTTCGTTTTTCCAAACGCCGTTATTAGTGGCGTCTGAATTAAGGATATCGAAAGACTTTTCGGCGCCAGCGTTCAATACTCGCTCATAGGCAAGTATCGGAGGCTTGCGTTTTTTTCGCACTATTTGATCGGGCATTCCTTGTCCCCTTATTATTCATCATAGTCATCTATAATATTATTGTAGTAATTGCTTAATGTCGAGGTCGAGTTCGCTCGCGGGAGATCTTCTAAAAATTTAACTTCAAGATTCCTATCACCGTACTGTAAGGCCGCCTGGTTCGCAAGCATCAAAGCACAAATAGTGTCGTCATGACTGCCGCTGGCCGCGTTGTAGCTCATGCTACCAGTGGCATTGACCTTAACCTCGAAGGTGTCAAGCTCGCTGTGCAAGATGTTCCACTTAGGAATAACGATAGTCCTCTGTTCAAAAGCGGTCATGAGGCGGTTAACCATTTCACTTTTGCTTTGGTTGGTAAAGTTTATGCCAACGTAATTTAGATCCGTAAAAGCTAATTGGTCATCGATAGCCACGCCTACCCCCGTCTTGTCATGATAAACCACTTCAACTTTCTTAAACTGCCTTGAAAAACGAACCAAGTTTCTGATCGCCTCGGTGTATGTCTTGCGGTGGAAGCGTTCAAATCCCACGACACGAGCTATGCCATGCGTTATCGATATCGCAAAGAACACCGTCCAGTCGGTCATCTTCGCCCAGTCGGCTCCTATGACCACGGTCGACTCGTCGGCGTCGTTACGGAACCAATGCTGGTGTTCCCCAAATAGGTCTATGTGTGTGCCGTCCATGCAATCTTGGTAGCCTGTGAACACGCTGCCGTCGTCCACGAACTCGGCAAGGAAATACTGCCTAAAGAGCCTCGCCGGTAATTCAGCGCGAGCCTCCTCGATCGACTGCCTAGGCACGAAAGGATTGTCTGATGTCGGTGCGGTGATAAATATCTTGGTCGGCATTCTTTTCTCGAATGTTGCACGTGCCATTTCTTCCTTTGCCTCCATACACTTCCTATAGAACCAGTTCTTCCCATACGGCGTCGAGATAAACAGCATCGGCCCGCGTGTCACAGTGCGCGTGGTTTTCGCAGAGGCGTAGACTTCCTCTTTCATCTTCGCGGCCTCGTCGAACACGTAACCGGAAACAGCCTGTCCCTCAAGGGATACGGGGTTTCCCGCGTGATGGAATTTTATCGACGAGCGAATATCTGGGATATATATTTCGAGGTTTCCTGCCGATGCCTTGGTTATCGGCTCCGGCGGTAGCATGTCTTTACAATAGTTGAACCCGATTTTCGTTTGCTCGTATATCGGGGCGACCCATCGCCACAAGGCTCCTTGCTTCGACACGATACCGTTGGCGATACCGGCGGCGGCCGAAATACTTTTCCCAAACTTGCTCCCAGAGCAAACATAAATTTCCGTTATGCCAGGAATCATAAAAGCACTCATGATTAAATTTTGTTTAACCGAGTGAGGCTTGGGAGGACTTATTTGTATTATTCTGGATTCGGACATAAGATAAACTAACATATCAGGAGGTGAGTATGAAGAATTTTGATTTCGAAACCGCCGCGATGCTACGAGTTATCGACTTTGACGATATGATGATTCTTGCACTTTTGTACGACAACTATACTGGGACGCAGTGCGGCAAGATTTTAAATATCTCGCAGCCGGCGGTGTCGCAACGGACGACAAGAATATCGTCCGTTCTTCCGTTCAAGTTATTGCAGCCCGAAGGTCGTTCGGTCCAACTAACAGTTGCAGGCCGAGTACTAGCCTCGGCCTGCAAGGTCGCGATTAAAATTATGACCGAATCAATTATTGTGCGCTGATTCCCAAATCTTTCCAGCGATCGGTGGAGCTATGTAGCGGTCCATTCCATTTTCTACGAATCCAGATATCGGCCCACAAACAAAGGTGAGCAAACCTAGTCCGGCGGTAGCCGCGCCACAAACCGCAGTAGACGCCCAATAACTAACCACTCCGGCGAGACCGTGATGATCGAATGACCATCGTGATAATGGATGCCCCGCAAAATGATCCAAGTAATCAATCTTATCAAAGGCCGAAGGATTAAATACGACCGGAGTCGCAAAGTTGACTATGAAAAGATCATGCGTGTGAAAATACTGACACCAAAAGTCGCCGAGCTTAATGTGAACCGCGACGTGAACCAATTCCATCCAGATATTCATCGGGTCATGCTGCCCGATTTCTTTCATGCCGAAAAAACGGTTCTCATAAAAGAATTTGTAATTAGATTCATACTCGCCAGCAATTTTTATGGCGTCATCCTTGTAACCGAAATGATTCAAGGCGGCAACCGACCGCTGAATGATGCGTGCGGTGGTCAAGTCAAGTAACCGAGCCGAAGGCAGGCCGTTAGGAGTGTCGATGGTATTGGCAACCATGGCATTGATTTCGTCGCCTTTAACCCAATCCTTTTGGCGCTTATGCTCTCGTTTCATTTCATCGGCGGTATGATTAAACTCTTCGCCAGCGTTGAAGTCTACTGGTTGAAGATCCTGTGCATAACTTGTGGATGAAATAATAAAAAGTAATAGAAATTTTAGCATGACCCATCTCCTTTTATGTTGTCTAAAAGTTGTTGTAGCTTTGAAACGTCCCCGTTTTTCTTCGCCTCCTTGATCGCCAAAGAACAAACCTCGGCAGCCTTCGGATCCTTCTTACACATGTCATAGATCAATTTTCCTAACTGAATAGATACGCTTAACACATGAACCCAGATCGGCATGACTCACCTCCCTTTGATGAATGGAAATAGTGCGCTTTCTAAAACGGTACAGATTTGTTCTTCCTTGCTCATGCTCAACCCTTCGCCGACGCCGGATATCATGAGTGCCGCGTGCGTGATCTCGTGCCATAAAATTACACGCCACCCATCTTGTCGCAGCAAAGATATTTGCATCTTGTCCGACTCGAACCGCCCGAGTAAATCGTGGCCGTCGAGCTGTAGTTTTTTAAACGTGCGCACTTGGATCTTCACTCCGAGAACCGTGACAACTCTTGGAGCACGCTTCCTGTCAGGATGGAATGGGTTATCCACGGATCACCTTCCCTCGAAAGCAGGCGACGCCGTCGTTGACGTGAATGATTTCTAATTCTGTTTTCCCACTAGGAAGTACAGTAAGAACCCCGATGCCTTGGCTCCAATTAGTAGGAGCCGGAGTATGCTGCGTTTTATGTTCTAAGCTTCCATGACCAAGGCTTGCCGCAAATAAATCCCCCTCACGAATCATCTGGATCCTATGACAGTGGCCAAAAATATTTGACATTTTATATTTTGCAAGCGAGTCCATAGCCACGTTTTTACCGAAGTAAAATCCGTGAAAAATCGCACAATTTCCGATGATAAGTGATTTCCAGTTCGAATACTTGTGCCAGTGCCAGCGATGCTTTTTTCTTTCACCGAACTTTAAAAGTGTAGGCAACAGTGGAACAATGTCATGCAATTCTTTCGCCTGCCTTGCAATATACCTTTCCGCTCTAAGCTCATGATTTCCTTGGAGAAAGTGCATGTCGCTACTTCTTGGCATGGCGTCGCTCCAGCGATCTATTATTTTATTGTAATGCGCAATGTCTTGGCCGATAGTGTTTTTTCTTGCAGGATCTTTGTCGTAAGTCGAAAGCTGAAAGAAATCCAAACCATCGCCTAAACTTACGAACCCCTTGAGCCGTGAGGCTTTTGAGGCTTTCAACTCTTCGATTATTTTGATACTTATATTAATGAATTTTGGGTCTTCGTAATCACAATGAATGTCCGGCAGCACGATGAAACAGTTTGTTTTCATTCAGAGCCTCCCACATTTGGTTATGCCTAATTTTAACACAGCATTGACGGAAGGGTTAATATGCAAGTCAAGTATAAGGACCGCGTAGGTCAACGGTTCTCAAAGCTATTAATTAAAAGTTTAGTGATTAGAGTTAGGTCTAACGGCAAGGAGGAAACGCTTGGTGTATGTCAATGTGATTGCGGAGTTGAAAAGAATATTCTCATGTCCAGTATTATTAGAGGTAGCTCAAAATCCTGTGGTGATTGTGTTTTGAATCTTGTAGGAGAGATTTTTGGCAGATTCACAATAATATCCATATTTCGCAAGGATAAAGCAACGTTTGCAAATTGCCTTTGCGAATGCGGAAAAGAAAAAGTCGTATCTCTTGCTCACTTAAAAACCGGACATACTAAATCTTGTGGCTGCTACAATAGCGACCTAATGAAGTTACGAGCCTTAACTAGCGGCACACATCATCAATCAAAAGGCGTTAACCGAACAAGTATCTACGTTGTTTGGAGAGGTATGATACAGCGCTGTTATGATAAAAAATCTCATAATTTTGCTGGATACGGTGGACGAGGAATAACCATATGCGATGAATGGAGATATTCCTTTGAAACTTTTTTTGCAGATATGGGGCACAGGCCAGATGGTTTAAGTATTGATAGAATTAATAATGATCTAGGTTATTCGAAAGATAATTGCCGATGGTCGACCGTGAAAGAACAAGCAAGAAATCGACGTTCAAATAGACTATTTACTATCAATGGTGAAACAAAGTGTCTTTCCGAATGGTCTGAATTTTATGGGATAGTGAGTAATGCTACAACTCAACAGAGAATTAGAAATGGCATGGATACTTTCACTGCTCTGACTTTAACTTCTCAAATACCTCGCCGTCCAAAATCTGTTGAATAAGGGCCCCTGTATCCGGAGCAAATGTTGTGCTATAAACCGTATGCGAACTCTTAACCTCCAATTGTTCCGTCACCTTACCTATTGCGCGGTCGAGTAACGCGTTCCACCGCATGTAGTCGCCCGACTGAAGTGCTTTAACATAAATTGAAGCAATCGTGCATTCGATCATCGGCGTATCGGCGCTGGTTATCTTTGCTTGGACTTCTGCTCGTGTCATGGCCGAGTATTTATTTATCAATTGTTGAATGTAACCGTGCGACATTTTCGATACCGCACGCAGTTCGGGGTCCATCTTCGGGCGTCCTTTTAAATTCCCAGACTGGCCCTTGCTCCATTTTTTGCCGTTACCGCTCATTTGCCATTCCAGTACAAATTTTCTGATTTATTGCCGACTGATTTATCGACTGATAGTAGCGAGCGCTTATCAACCGAGTAAATTAGTTTAAACCTAGTATCCGGCAATGTGTACTCTGAAATGAAT